GTGGGATAATACCCTTCTCCGTAAGGAGACCTGTCCAGCGCATTGTACGCTATGTCGATGATGACAAATTCTGTCGTTAAACAAAATATACAAGATCCCCTAAGAGGGAAAAGAGTAAGTCTCTTACCCCTATCTGTCTGGTTAAAGGACCAGCAGCCTTAATTTACTAGGCGTTTAAAGCCGTTGTAAAGAGAGGTCGGTTACCCATTTTTGATAAGAGCTTGATTAATTTCAACTCTGTTGGCCGGATCATTCGTGCTGGAGGAGCATCGTTATCAGGATCTACTTTTTCGTAGTATCTTGAAACTAGTTCTTTCAACTCGTTATATCTAGCCAATCGATCATTTAGATCGACCAACAATGGCAATTCAGAATCCAGGGAAACCCCTGAATCAAGAATTGGTTGTGCCAATTTGCTCCCTTTTTCCTTAATATAGGATAATAAGGTTATGTAAAAAGTCTGGATTTCAATCAGAGTTTCATCTGGCTGGTTCTCCGGGACTTGCCATTTGGCTAGGTCTGGAGCTCCATCCGTAAAGAAGGAACCCGAATCCACCACAAGACTTAGATCTTTAAGGTAGTCCTTGACAGAAGTTGTAAGGCCTGGGATCATCTCCACAGGCATCATAACTTCCATCATGGATTTAGTTAAAGTCTCCATATCCGAGTCGATATCCATCTTGAATATCGCAACCGCAAGTGGTTTCCACATTGTGATTCCGAACCAAGGTTTCTCAAATTTCCATATGGTTTCAACGCTTTTACTCTGGTAGAGAGTTGTTGGCTTATTAAGGAAGAGAGATGGTAATGCTAATTTGATTTTATTCACATCAGCATTAAACAGAATAGCTTTCGCTAATCTGAAAACTTTATGTTTCCCATCAATCAAAGCCTTTAAGGCTTCCTCAACAGTCAATACACCTCTATTAGAGAGCATTGTCCATAAGGCAATAAGAGTCGGATTAAGATTTCCCGGTTTATGTAATGTTCGGGCAGCAGATCTTGCAATCCAGGGATTAATCCCTGTTTTGATGACTCCTTTTGAGAGCATATGGTAGAGTATATTTACTCTTCCCATCAAGCTGTTACCTGACATTAACATTTTCCAAGAAATGGCCCCTACGTTAGCTCCATAGTATGAAGTAACTTTTAAGTACTCAGTTACTGGCACGGTAGCACAAACGGATTTAGTTGTGTTAATAGGCATTCCAAATGCTTTTAACAACAATCTATATTCGCTCGCTACTAATGCATCAAAGATGATAATATCATCTCCAGTGCATTCGTAACCTGTATACCAAGTATCTTTATTAAAGGCTAAGGACATCGGGACATTATATGCTCTTCGATAGGCAAATTGAACAATGAAGTGGTGTGTAACCGCTAACATTGCGAAACTTGAAAGTGCACCCATGGGTTGCCCTACTGCATATCGCAGTATGGTCCAGGGCGCAGATTTATTACTTTGATCATAATAGATCGGTAGCTCCATATCCTTAACAGCAAAGCTGTTTGGAACTTTGGCGCTTTTACCATTGTAATCCGCGGACAACTCTTTTGAAGTTGAACTCGGAAGGTACATAAAGTAATCCCTCTTAGTTAATAAATGAGCCCAGACATCCCCGAAATCCGGGATGATCAGGTTCAAGATATAGGTCTGCAGTGCTAATGGCAGTCGATCAGTGGCTGCGGACAGGTCATACCCAAAAGAGCAATTGTATAATAGTGCTTTATCTCTACATCTCAATTCAGAGTTGTGCTGATTATAAACACCATCATTCGGTAGCCCTTTTAGGAATGATGCAAGCATTTGTTCTAATGGTTTAAGGGCAGTTTGTGTCCATATATCCGTCATTGCAAATACTCGCAGTTTACCTGCCGCCTCCTCTTTGATGGATAGTTTTCCAGCAAAACCTCTAATAGGTGACGCAAGAGTAGCGTTAGAATACCGAGAATTCTCGGGCATTCCCTCACTATTCCCTGCAACCGTTGAAGGTTCTAAAGGAGAAACTATATCACTGGTGTTAACACCGGTGAGGTAATCAAAAAGAAGAACTAATTCGTACTGACCTGTCAGAATCATAATCTGTCGGCAATACCAACTTAACTTTAGCGAAGCTAAAAGTTTTGCATCATATACTAATCCTGCCCAAGCTACTTTGTGGTAGCACTAGCAGCTTCAAACAGGAGAAGATCCGCTTTTCGAGAAAGTATCGATTTTCTAAACATGGATACCACAGAGCTTGCCTTTAAAAAAGCAAAGAACTGTCGGCTCACGTTTTCAAAATCTGATACATTCCCATCAAACGGGGCGATAATTGTATGAAGTTTTAGTTTCCCAGGTATAGATATTACTCTATAGATTGAGAAGCAAGTTAACCAAAATCTAATGATTGAAGTTGCTTGCCCCCCCGCTATTAATTTCCTATCTCGCGATGGAATAATAGTAGGCAATCCATATCCAGTCAATTTTGAATGGATAAGCTCAGGATCTAAGACTCTCAAATTGTCGATATGATCTTTACCAATAGACTTCTGCACAGCAAGCTGAGCAGCCTTAAGAAATTTCACGACTTGTTCCGCACCGTTTTTCCTATACATTCTGAATATATATCCAGAAAATAGGGACAACAGTCTTAACCGTCCAGCAAATTTTACCTTATGCGGAAATGCTAGAGAAATTATTCTCCAACCAAATCCGGTAATAAGGTCTGTAACGCTACCAAATCTCTGCTGGAATACTACAAAAGTTCCATCTTTCAGGGTTTTAACTTTCGTTATCATCCCTGCAGATGTAGCAGTGGCCACGATTTTATTCATGTCCTCTGCAGTTTTGCATGCATCCAGTTTTGACCAAGTAGGTACAAGGCTAACCATTGATCCGTTCTCCAAGATAGAGGCGAATAATCCTTTAATTCTTCTTGAATTCAATTGCATTTGTAATGTTTTTTTCATTGCTAATGTATGTTTATACTAGTATTGGTACCAGTTTAGGTATACTAAAGCTCGTCGTCCACTTGTTGGCCGTTTCCAGCTTTTCTTGCTTCAGACTAACACCATAATAGTATGTGTAGACCCTCCGGTAACCCGTTTTGAAGGGACAGTAGCAACTTTTCGTTGTTACTTCTTTTCTCCCGGGCCCAGGGATACTCTGTAAAGAGATCCTTACTAGGGACGTCTCCACTGGGTTTGTTGTACTTAGAGAGTAAAATTACTCAATAACTGCACACCTCCAAAACTTAATTAAATTTAAGTAATCAAAGTGAATTTTCGTTGCTCTAACGTTCAAGAGTTGCGGGGAAGGCTAACTACCTTCCTTCCTAGGTAAAAGGCCCAAACTGAATTGGTACCCTCAAGTATCGATTCTCTTTAGCCTAAGAATGTATCTGTCGACCAGACCGCAGTGGCTCCATACTTATTCCTCACGGAATATTGGAATTGCTCGGAAAATTCGATTAGGTCATCAACCTAGACGTAAGTCACCAACGTAAAGAGCCTATCATTCTCGAGGTCTCAACAGTAAATCCAAGCTCCCCTCGTGGGGGCGCTGAGGGATAACCCCTTAGTACCTGTTACGGTATAAGATGAACTGCCAAAGATACAAGAAGAGGACAGGGTATAAATTAGCAACTTATATCCAAGTCAATGTCGCTCAGTCTCAAGGAATTTCAACAACCGGCGCGTCCTGATATTTCAGGTGCCAGGTTAGAAACCACCTTCGAGTCCATAGGTAATATTTCTTGCATAGGTGCCCTTCCGGGCAGGGGAGATTATTGTTTCCTCCTTTATCCTATACATTAGATATTGCTACCTATGTAGTGCTTTAATTTGTTCAGCGTCAACCTCGTAAGAGGATAGATGTTACACTACCACCCGCAAGCTCGGATCCACGATAGTATCGTGCCGACTGCTCTGGTAGGTTCTGTTGTTTCAAATTAACTTTTGTTACTACAGGACTGAATACTTGTTTTGGTAGACAAGTATCCGAACTGGTTCGCAAGGGCTCATCGCCCCCAG